TGGGAGCCGTTACCGCCTGAACTGCGAGACAGCTTCCCGAACTTTGCTTGCTATCTGCTGAGGGAGTTACGGCTGGCGGATACGCCAACGCGTCAGCAGATCTCTGTATGTGACTGGATGCAGAACGGCCCGGAAAAGTCACTGACTGTGGCTTTCCGGGGGCTGGGCAAGTCAATCCTTGCGTCGTTCTATGCGTTGTGGCGGCTGAGGGTCGATCCGTCAGAGAAGATCCTGGTGGTGTCAGCTACGGCAGTGAAGAGCACTGACTTCACGTCGTTCATGCTGCGGTGCATTGGCGAGATCGACATCTTGCAATGTTTGATGCCAGGGCCAAACAACCGCTTTAGCAGCGTGGCGTTTGACGTCGGGCCAACGACTGTGGAGCAGAGCACCTCGGTCCGCGCCATGGGCGTGCTGGGCGCCGTGACCGGCCAGAGATGTACATGTGCAATCCTGGACGATGTTGAGACACTTGCGAACGTCATCACGCAGCTCAAGCAGGAGCGGGTGGCGCACGCTGTTGAAGAGATCCAGTCGATCATCAAGCCCGACGAAGGGCAGATGCTGCCGCGCAAGATCCTGTACCTCGGCACACCACACGTCGAGACATCGATCTACCTACGTCTCGTTAGGGAAAGGAACTACGCCTCGCGGTATTGGCCGGCGTTGTATCCAGAGGAGCTGGATTGCTACGAGGGCAACCTTGATCCGGTGATTGAGCAGGAGGTGTTGGAGGACCCCGGCCTGGTCGGTGAGCCGACAGACCCGGAACGCTTTGCACACGACGACCTGCTGCAACGTCGCGCGTCAATGACAAAGGCGTCGTTTGAGTTGCAGTTCATGCTCAACACGCGTCTGACGACGCTGGACAAGTTCCCCATCAGGCTTGGGGATCTGGTCGTCATGGACATCGACGGCTCGGCGTTGCCGGAGACAGTGGTCTGGTCAAACCAGCCAGACGTCAGGTTGCAAGAGCTGGTGTGTGTCGGCATGGGTGCCGATCGCTTTTATCACCGGCCGATTTTTTACAACGACTGGATTAGCAAGGACGAGCACTGGCGGTGTGTGCTGAGCGTTGACCCAGCAGGCCGCGGCCGTGATGAGTTGGCCTGGGCTGTCGTCGCTGAACTCAACGGCAACCTGTTTCTACTGGAGTCAGGTGGCAGCACCCTTGGATACGCCGATGAAGTTCTCCAGCACTTGGCTCGTGTCGCCAAAAAATGGGACGTCAACTACGTCGTGGCGGAATCGAATATGGGTGACGGCATGTTTTCGGCATTGCTGAAACCACACCTGCTCCGGGAACACCCGGTCACGATCGAAGAGGTCCGACATAACCAACGTAAGGAGGAGCGGCTTTGCGACACGTTGGGGCCCTTGATCCAGCAGCATCGTCTCGTCGTCACGACCAGGGTCATCAAGCAGGATTACCGACTTCTTGACGAGGACCCGGAGAACGGGCACAGCAAGTCGTTGTTCGTGCAGGCGTCGAGGCTCACGGCAGAGAAGGGCTGTTTGTCGTTCGACGACAGGCTTGATGCTCTCGCTATAGCCGTGGGCTTTTTCGTTGAGTCCGCTGCACAAGATCAGGAGCGAGCACGCCAGGCCAGGGCGGACCAGCTGCAACAAGAGTCTTATGACGCCTGGCTGGACGAGTCCGGCGCGGCGATTGACGCTTTGGCGTTGGGTTGGAGGCCGAAGCCCACAGCGCGTGCGCATGGCGGGATCAAGCAGATGCAGATTTGAGGGGCACAACCTTCCCTTCCATCTGGGAAAAGTCCAACTTGCCGGCCAACTTCTTCAATGTGCTGCCTTCTTGAGCGACAGCAGTGACGTTGTTTTGCTTTAGCAACTGCATCGCCTCTGCTCTGGCCTTGCGGTCGCCGTTTTTAAGGTCTTCTAAGACCTGAGTGACGACTTCTTCGTGGATTTCCGCCAACTGTTCTTGCAGATCAGCCACTTTTGCGCCTCCGTTGACTAATTTTCCCCACTATGGCGTCTTGACCTGGGCTGGGACAGCGTTAGTGGGTACGCTGGCAACGTCTACAGACATGCAGAGTGGGAGTCGCACCCTCTATTGATCGCAACCTTGTCGCCGAAATGGCGATTAAGTTCCCCGATCAAGCTCCGTCTCTTGAGATGGAGGAAAAGGAAGTGTGGTTTCGAGCTGGGCAGGCGTCTGTTGTTCGTTGGTTAGCGCAGCGATGCGACGACCAGGAAAAAAATGTCTACCAAATGGAGGACATCTAGATGTGCTTCGGCGGTGGTGGCGGTAGTCAGGCAACAATCACAAAGCCTGATTACAACGCTTATGACAAGCAATTTGCTTTGCAAAAGGCGGCTATTGAGTCGGCAATGCAAAGCAACATGCAGGAGATGCAGGGCGGTTTAGACGAGGCCTTGAGGGAGCAGACGCAAGTTCTTGAGCAACTCAGCGATCAAGCTCGTGAAAAGGCCAGCAACGCCCAGTTGATCCAGTCGCAAGTCAACGCTCGCGCCATGCGTTTGCAGTCGTTGGTCGGCACGCCGCCACCAGAAAAGACTGCGCAAGCGCCAGTTGTTGGCGGCAGAGCGCGTGGCATTAAGTCGCGCAAGGGCAAATCGTCTCTACGCATTGCGAGAGGCGCTGCGCCTGTCAAAAACAAGGCCGGTTCTGGCCTGAATCTCACCATCGCTGCTTCTTAAGAGGTCCGCCATGTGCTTTGGCTATTCCGCTCCCAAACCGCCAAAGGTCGAATACGTCGGCCCTAGTGAAGAAGACATTGCGGCCAATCAGGCGGCGCTTGACACCTATCAACAGCAATTAACTACTCAACAAGAGCAGTTCCAGACGCAACTGCAAGGCCAAATTGACGCAGCAAACGCCGAAACGCAGGCTTTGCAGGACCAGTTGGCACAACAGCAGAAAGACATGGAAGCAGAAATGGCAGCGGCTAATGCTGCGGCTCAAGCGCAAGCCGGAGCACAGCAGACAGCTCAGTACGCAATTACTGCATCCCAGTCTGATCCTGGCGAAGGAGCGCAGACCACTTCTGCGGTGGAGAAAAAGAAGAAGTCCAAGAGCACTTTGCGCATCGCTCGTAACGCGTTGCAGGCCACGGCCGGCACTGGCCTCAACATCGGAGTCTGACCATGTGCTCTGGAGCAGACAAGCGCAAAAAGGCTGAACGGGACGCCCAAAGAGAGGCAGAAAGGCAGGCTGAGTTGGCAGCACAACGTCAAGCCCAGCTTGATGCGATTGCGAGGCAGCGAGAAATGGCTGCCGCAGCGCAACAACAGCAACTGCAACAGCTGCAACTTGCTTCAGACACCGCTGCAAAGCAGGCTGCTAGCCAACAAAAGGCTATTCAACAAGCTAGCCAGCAAAGAATGGCTGACATGCGCGCTGAAGGGCAACGGCAAGTCCAAGGTATTCGCGCTCGTGGCCAAGCAGTCTCTAGTTCGCTGCAAATTTTGGGCCAACAGGCCAAGCAGCAAGCGCCAACTGCGCAAGTGTCTTCAACGCAGACCGGGAAAAAAGGCGCACGAACCACAACGGCTGGGCTGCGCATGGGCTCAAGTCGTTTCAAGGCTGGCTCAGGGGCAAACGTCGCTACTTAATTCATGGAATCAGCTGAAAAGTGCTACCGGCGGCTGCAATCAGACCGCGATCACTACCTTGACCGCGCTCGCGTCGCCTCTCGGCTGACGATCCCCTACCTAATCCCAGAAACCAACGAGCCAACTGCGCAAACCAAGGAGTCTTACGCCGTTCCGTGGAATGGCATCGGCGCTCGCGGTGTCTTGAACCTGGCAAGCCGCATGTTGCTGGCATTGCTGCCGCCAACGCAGCAATTTTTCCGGTTCTCGCTTGACGATGCGGCTTTAGCGCAGGAAGGCATAGAGCCAGAGCAGAAAACCCAGGTTGAAGAGGCACTAAGCAAGATTGAGCGCCTTGTTTTGCGCGAAATTGAAGCAAGCAACGACCGTGTCGTGTTCCACGAGGCGTTGTTGCACCTGATCATTTCGGGCAACGCACTGCTTTATGTGTCGACGGAAGGGTTGAGGGTGTTTCACCTCAACCGCTACGTCTGCTCGCGCGACCCCATGGGCAACCCGCTTGAAGTCGTGACGTGCGAGGAGCTGGCGCTGTATCAGCTGCCAAAGAACGTCCAGGAGATGTGTTACGAGGAGGACGACGAGCTAAAAGGCATCGTTGACCGCAACGACGTAGACATCAAGGGCAAGGAAAAGACAGTCCGCCTCTACACCTACATCTATTGGCGGGAAGACACGGTCTATTGGCACCAAGAAGTCAAAGGCAAGATCATTCCTGGCACTGAAGGCAAGTCGCCTGCGGATGTCAGCCCATGGCTGCCGCTACGAATGACCAGGGCCGCAGGTGCTGCATACGGCATCGGCTACGTCGAGTCTGCTGCGATCGCCGACCTGCAAACGGTCGAGGCGTTGTGCCAGGCCATTGCTGAAGGCGCGCTGGCCAGTGCTGCCGTCAAGTATTTGGTCAAGCCAAGCGGCGTGACCAAACCAGCCGACTTGGCCCGTGCAGCAAACGGCTCGTTTGTCACCGGAGACCCCAACGACGTCCTGGCTTTGCAGACGCAAAAGAGTGCAGACCTAGGCGTTGCTTTCCAAGCCAAGCAGCAGATTGAACAACGCTTAGCGCAGGCGTTCATGCTGGCCGACATGCGCGACGCGGAACGCGTCACGGCCGAAGAGGTCCGCTTGCAGGCGTTGCAGATCGAAAACAGCCTCGGGTCGATCTACTCGATTCTGACCACAGAGTTTCAGGTCAAGTACGTCGCACGCAAGCTCGACATCCTTACCCGCGCAGGCAAGGTGCCGAAGATGGATAAAAAGTTGGTCAAGCCTGTGATGACTGTTGGCTTGGCCGCTGTCGGCAGAGGCAATGACCTGGAGCAGCTCGTCAGGTTTGTGTCGACGCTTGGGCAGACGATGGGACCAGAGGCGATTGCGCAGTACGTCAAACCGCCTGAGTTAATCAAGCGCTTGGCGTACAGCATGGGCATCGACGTCCTTGGA